AGATTCTTATGAATATGCATTAGCGGCTTAAAAACCGTTTAGGGTTTGCCGGTACCTCGTAACAGAAACCGGCATTAATATGTAGGTTGTGGCAAAAACTACCATTCATTAACCAGCGTAGTCCTACATATTATCGAGTTTCCCGAGTAGGGAGTAAGAGTAGTCTTGCTGAAATTGGTAGACAGGTTAGATTTAAAATCTAATATCGTAAGATGTATCGGTTCAAGTCCGATAGACTATACCAGGGAGGTAAAGTTCAGGAAGGGCAGACCTGAAACTCTGCCCGCTTCCCAAGGAAAGGAATAAATTATGTATGAATATAGATGTAAAGTTACAAAAGTAGTTGATGGTGATACAGTTAAAGTTGATATAGATTTGGGTTTTGGTGTGTGGTTTAAAAAACAAACAATAAGAATGTTTGGCATTGATACACCAGAAAGTCGAACAAGCGATAAAGTTGAAAAAAAATGGGGCTTATTATCTAAAGCCAGATTAATCAAAAAAATAAAAGAATCAAAAGAAATTAGAATAAGAACATCTAAAGATGCTAAAGGAAAATTCGGTAGAATCCTTGGTACACTTATTAGTCATTCCAATGGCGAACCTGAACACGGTGAGAATATAAATGAATGGATGATTCGCCATAATTATGCAGTTAGATATCACGGACAAAGTAAAGATGATATTGTATCAGAACATTTTAGAAACCGTGATATACTTTTGAACAGAAATGAAATACATGACCCAGCAATCTAAAGTATTTTATAAATTATTAGACGAAATGAAAGAAGTCCATAATGCCAAACGGCATGATTACGCTGACAAAGCGGATGTTTTCAAAAATTTTAGGTTAAGTGAAATGGGTGGTATACCTGCATGGAAAGGTTGTGCTGTTCGTATTGGTGATAAGTTTAGTCGCCTTATGTCTTTTTTAAAACAGGAAGAATTAAAGGTTAAGGATGAAAGTATAAAAGATACACTTATTGATTTAGCTAATTATGCTTTGATATGTGCAATACTCTATGAGGAAGAAAAAGATAAAAATTATAATCCGTTTGAACGAAGTGAGGCTTATATTGAACACCGTAAAGAGTTTCCTTATTATCCAGATAAAAATAAAGAAACAGATCCATATAAAGATACAATCCTTGAAGGAAAAGATTAATGACACCCAAACAGTTTGCTCTTTTAATAGATAAAGAAGTACAAGAAAAGACAATTACACATATAGAAGCCATTGTAGAGTATTGTGAAAACAAACAATTAGAAACAAATCAAATAAAACATTTAATTAATCGTACTTTAAAAGAAAAGATACGAGTAAATGCAGAGGCAGTAAATCTACTGAAAAAATCAACAAATGTATTACCAATTTGAAAGGAAAAGATTATGGATCCAATAACAGTATTATATATTATTTTTGGCACCCTATGGATAATGGGTGTTATTTAAGGTTAAAAGTGAATGGTTTTGAAGCATATAAAATTTATCTAGCAATAAAGCTTCATTTTTTAAAAGAAGATTATGATTATCATAAGTTTGATGGACATACAAAAGCAACAGTAGAAAGTTTTGAGAAAAGAAATGATAAGTACTTTTTTTATAAAATTGTTAAAAATCATAGCAGCCATCTTGTTGATTACTTTGTGGCTAATCTACACAATGACGATAGAAAATGGATTGGAGACCTTGTTCTATCTGATTGTAACAATACTTATTTGGCTTGGTGTAAAAAAATTGATGGATTGGGATATTACTTTAATTTGGAAATAGGCACCTTACTGACAAAATCTGGACATAATTTTGACAAGATTTTTAAGTGTAAGAATAATCAACATCCTATCTTGCTGAAAATGTTTTTAGCAAAAAAGATATCTTTGGAGACCCTTGTTATATTAGAACGTATACTTAAATTTATTAAACGATTTGATAAAGAAATAAAAGAAACAATAATATGGCCTAGAGTGAAACATAAAATTATGAAGTATAATAACTTCGTGAAATTCAATGAAACAGCTTTCCGATTAAAATTAAAAGAAAAACTTATAAGTGATACCTAAACTAAAATATGAAGAATTAAAAGCCTACTACGATTTTCAAAGGCAGAAGGAATATCAAAAGGAACTTTTCCGTGCAATTATAGAAAGGGTTGGACATGCAGCTGCAGCAACAGGTGGTAGTTTCATAGGTCCTGATATAGATACAATAATTGATGATATGATGGTTCACCACGAGGAAGAAGCTCATTTTAAACCACCCACAAATTATGTTCCTGCAGATGAGAATTGGCGAATTGAAGGAGAAGATTATAAGGATTGGAAACGAGTGAAAAGGAATATACAAATTATGAATCAATATGTGTGGAGAAAAAATGAAAAGTAGAAAAGTAACTCCATATAAAGATAAATCGTGGTATGTGAAATGGGTATCGTCATTTATTTTATTAATAGGTATGACATTGACATCATTAAATTTACAACCAATTAACTTATTCTTTCATTTGATTGGAGTTATTGGTTGGGGATTGGTAGGATTTTGGTGGCACGACAGAGCGTTATTGTTTATCAATATAATTGCTGCTACAATATTTTTTATGGGCATACTGAATTATTTTATATGAAAAACTTATATGTTATTGGTAATGGTGAGAGTCGGTCAGGTATTGATTTAAATAAACTAGATGGTAAAGTATATGGTTGTAATGCGATTTACCGTGATTACACAGTTGATGTTTTAATATCAGTTGATCCTGGAATTATACATGAAATATATCATTTAGGTTATGCATTTAAAAATGATTGTTATTTTAGAAGTTGGACACCTGTTCCTGAATGGCAATATGATACAATGTTAATATCAATGCAAACTGAAACTTCTCAAAACGCACCCATTAAACAAAACGATAAAGGTGATTCCGATCATTTTGTTATTCACGCCTCGGATGTTAATAAAGTAAAGGCAGTAGATAATAAGAATGATATAGAACGATGGAAAGGTTTTGGCACAAAATTAATCTGTGTTAGTTGGGTTAAAGAGGATAGGGTAACTAGTTTAAATGATTTTTTTGGGGAGGATCCAGGCTGGTCTGCAGGTGCAATTGCATTAGCTATAGGTGTTAAGAATGAAAAGCCTGATAATGTGTATATGATTGGAATGGACTTTTACAGCAAAACTGATAAGATGAACAATATATACAAAGATACAGATCATTATCTATCAAGTAAGGATCCAGCGGTCAAACCAGAGAACTGGATAGGGCAATTCAGCAAGGTATTTAATTATCATCCAAATGTAAACTTTAAATGGCTTACTGATGGGGAAATATTACCAGAATGGACAGGTCATAAAAATATTGAAAAAATATCACATAATGACTTGACTATCCAGTAGAGCTGTGTTATAATAGTAGTTACAATGAAAAAGAGATATGGTTTAAAACATATCTTCCGTCTGACAGAACAACAGTAACAAAGTTGTAATGTGATGGTTTTAATGAGTATGCTCCAATGAGTGAGGCATTAAGATTAGGCGTTTAGTACCGTGATTATTCAGAAATGGTTGATTTGTCGGGAAAGATTGTGGGTGATTTCAAACTAGTCCCACGGCGGCATTGTATAAATACTTTTATATTATGTTTATAGTGGACAAGATAAAATACAAATAATACAAATACAATAATACGGAGATACAAAAATATGTCATTCGCAGAACTAAAACGAAGTCGCTCGAACTTCGATAAATTAACCAAAGAATTACAGAAAACAACTTCAACACCAGAAGCCAGACAACAAATAGATGATAGATTCTGGAAACCAGAACTAGATAAGTCTGGAAATGGTTATTCTGTTATTCGTTTTTTACCAGCACCACAAGAAGAAGAATTGCCTTGGGCACGATTATGGTCCCATGCTTTTCAAGGACCTGGTGGTTGGTATATAGAAAATTCATTAACAACAATAGCTAAAAAGGATCCAGTAAGTGAGGATAATACTAGATTGTGGAATACTGGTGCTGATTCGGATAAAGATATTGCTCGTAAGAGAAAAAGAAAACTATCTTACATTACAAATATTAAAGTTATAACTGATCCGACTAGACCAGAAAATGAAGGTAAAGTATTTTTATACAAATTTGGTAAAAAAATATTTGATAAAATTACTGAAACTATGCAGCCACAATTTGAAGATGAAAAGGCAATCAATCCATTTGATTTTTGGGAGGGGGCAAACTTCAAACTGAAAATTAGAAAAGTTGATGGTTTTTGGAATTACGATATTGAAAATATTTGGAAGAAACAACATAAATTAAAAGATTTTCTAGCACCGCTACAATTTAAACCATATGATGAGCTTAAAGCAAAATTTGAACGAGTTGTATATGGTACTGGAAATACAGCGACAGCTGAAGGTATTAACACCCCACCTGTAATATCTGAATCTGTAACTGTGGTTAGTGAGCCAGAGAAGAAAGAAACAAAAGTAACTACCTCACCTACTGCAAAAGTAGATGATGAGGATGATACAATGTCTTATTTCTCAAAATTAGTTGAAGAAAACTAATCTCTCCCTAAGCATCACTAACGAAAAGGGTCCTTCGGGACCCTTTTTTATTACTAAATATTGATAGGGCATTTCCGCCCAAGGAGGTTTCGGCCTCCTTTTTTTTTGATAAATAGTATAATGAAACAATATATTGATGGCGACCTCAGGACAGATATCAAGTACCTGATTCAAAGGGTAACTGAACTTGATAAACAAATTAATAATAAGATGGACAGTAAAATGAAAGAACACGAACAATTCAAAAGAAAAGAAACTATAAGACTATTCGACAGGTTTGATTGGGTTGCATTAGGTATTGCTGCCGTTGGTGTTGTCATTCTAATAAAAATAATAGTAGGAAGTATATAATATGGATACAATTGAAACATTTGCATTATTAATGAAGATGTGGCCACTATTTTTAGGGTTCATTACATTGGTGATTGTCCTTGCAAAAATGCATAGTGATATAACAGTATTGAAAGAAAAAGTCAAGGTCGCATTTGACCTTATTAACAATATGAGTAAGAAATAAATGCCAACATATAGATTTAAAGACCACGATACAAATAAAGAATGGGAAGACTTAATGACAATTTCTGAAATGGAAAAGTTTAAGAAGAAGAAACATATTGAGTTATTACCACCTACCCAAATGAATATTATATCAGGAAGGTCAATGTCAGGTAATAAAGATGGTGGTTTTAATGAAGTATTGCATAAGGTTTCAGAGGCTCATCCAAATAGTCCTCTTGCAGATAATATATTGAGAAAATCTAATAAACAAGTTAAGACCCAAGCACTTGTTAAAAAGCACTTTCGATAATCACTAAAATATAAATAGTAGAGTTGAGAATACAGCAAAAGGTAGGGATAATTTTTATGATTTTCCTGAAAAATTGTTAGCTGGGT